TTCGCCCTGAATGGGACGAACGGATCGCTGTCCTTGGCGACCTCGTTCTTTAGCCAGAGAAGCGCTTTTAGCCCGATTTCGTCGTAGCGGCCTTTTACCTTGGCGACGTCCATCTCGAACGTCATCTTGGCGTTTATCATGTCGCCACCACCCGTATTATCCCACGCCCGTCCGGCGTCCGCCGAACAAACACAGCACGGACCTTGTACACCTTGCGCCCGCTCGTCGGTGGGGCCTCGTCTGGAACGCTCCCCCGCGCGATATAATCGAAGCCTGGCCGGATGGTCCAATGCTTGCCGATCTCGCTTGGTTCCTGGCCCCACTCATTGTGCGGCATGTATTTCCGCCCGCCGCTTGCCTCGCTCACTCGAATGTCGATTCTAGCTGTCAGGACCTCTGCCGTCCGGTAGTTTCCGGTGTTGTCGAGAATCCGCTGGTCCTCGACACTGCATTGCGTCCTTGCGACAACCGTCCGCTGAAACATGTCTTTTTCCGCTGGTTCCCTCGATGTTAGGTTCCAAATCGTTATAGTGTCGCGCAGCGCATGTCCTGGTAGCATATCAAAGCCCCCTATACAAAAGACCCGTGCTGCCCAGCCATCGTTGCGCCTCACGTCGGATTGCCTCATTCAAACCGACATCCTCGTATGTGGCCGCGTAATCCCCGCCGCCGGTGCTTTCCGTTGTGGGCAGCCGCCCGCCGGCATGCTCCGCTTGCCATATCAGGTCCGCAATCGCGCACACCGCCATCTTTACGGCCTCGCCTCTCTCGCCGGTGGCCGCCCTGGCTCTGCCCTGAGTTAGTCCCTGCAGCGTGGCCGTGGCCTTTTTGGCGATACGCGGGAAAGCAGCGGCGGGCACAGCGTCGCCGCCATAACTTTCTTCATAGAAAGCTCTATCGATCAGCGCATCCATGCCCGCACCCCCTCGCCGTTATTTCTGGCCCTTCTTGGCCTTTTCCGGTTCGTCCCCTTCGGTGGCGGCGGTCACCTTGCTGCCCTCATCTGCAAGACGCCAGCCCTCGCGCTTGTAATCGTCGATCTTGCGCCTGGGCACCATCATGGACACACCGTCCTGCTCCATTAGAACCTTGTCTGCCATGCCGTGTCGCCCCCTTCCTTACGCCTTTTTGTGGACATAGATTCCACTGGCCTTGTTCTCGCGCACGAACGCATCGTGGTAGATCAAATAGTCGAACACGTATGCGTCTTTTTGCTTGTTGACCGACGGCGGCAGCGTCCGGCTCCTGGCGTGTTTCGTGATCTGCAGGACCGCGCTCGGATGCACGATCATGAAGTTGATGTCCTTGCCGGTGCCGTCGGTCTTAGTGTAGCCGCCCGCGGTCTGTCCTACGCTGCTGCCGTCGAGCAGCCTAACCGCCGTGTAGAACCGGCTCTGCGGGACCTTTACAACCCGCATGTCGTCGAAGCTCTCAAAGTTTCGGTTAAGCCCGCTGCCTGCCGGAATGATGCGGGTTGCCGCGTTGCTCTGCTTGATGGCTTGGTATATGCTCGGCGTCATAAATATGATGCGCCCTTCCGACGGAACCTCGGCGTCGTCCATCGCTGCGATGGCCGTGTCAATCGCCGCGATCACGTTGGTGCTGTCCAGCGTCGCGCCCGATGTTGTCAGAATGTTGTTGGCCGATGCGTAACGAGCGAACCTGGTTGCATCCACCTCAGGCACAACCTTGGTACGGATAAACTCCGAAACTGTACCGGCGAATACCTGAAGAAGCGTTTCCTCGTTGTCCATGTTGTCGATCTCAAACTGGCGCGCCCGCTTCATGCGAAGCTGCAGCGTGGCCCAGCTGGCCCTGACGCCGCCCGCGACAAACCCTTCATCGTTGTCGTAGTTGGCCAGGCCGTCCATGTCAAGTTTTAGGTATTTGACCACGTTGGCCCCTATAAACTCGACGTTGTCGCTCGGAACGTCCAGAATGGCCGTTGCCGATGCCGCTTTGAACACCTTGTCCAGAAGCGGCAAATATTTTGTAATAAGCTCTATCGTGTTTCCCACTTTTAAGTCCCCCTTTTGTGTCTTTTGTTTTTAGCCTTGATCGGCTTCGAGCTTGGCGTAGGTCAGGACGATGGTCATCGTTTCCCCGTTCGCCGCCCTTGTTACTGTTGTGCTCTCCGCGCCTTCCGGCACACCGACCTGGCACCCTTCCGCGAAGCTGTAAGTCGCTTTCGCGGTCAAGACCACGGTTGCCTCATAAACCTTCCCTTCTTCGAAGGTCGCCCCCAGGTCCACAGTCACCGGATCGCCCTCTGCTGGTATTTCGGTCCATGTTGTGGCCACCGTGTAGTCGGCTCCCTCTGGAATCGTCGCCGCGGCTGCCTGCCCCCCGATGGCCGGCGCTTCAAGGTCGAATTCCGCCCACATCTTGGCCTTGACATCGATGGTGCAGTTGACCTCGGTGCTGTCCTCTGGGTCGCTCTCCACGCCGTTGGTTCCCGTGGCTGTCACCAGAAAGTAAGCCGTGGCCCCTTCGTCGTATGGGTCAGAAATGTATTCGCATTTCCCCTTCGCCGCATCCACCTTGGTCTGTTTGGTGTATTCACCGGTTTCGGTGCCCTCATATACCGTGTAGAAGTAGGCTCCAGGGCACTCGGCCCATGCGACCTTTATCCTGGCCCCGTCGCCGACGGTGACATCCTGGGTTGCGCTTGCGATGGGAACGTCTGGCGCGCTAGTGTTCGGGTTGATCAGAAACAGGTCTGCCAATTCTCCCCCCTCGCTTTCGTGTTACTTTTTCGTCGTGTTACTTTTTCGGGATTTCCGTGTCCTCTGGCAGCCCGAACGCCCGCAGAACCGCCTTGTCGAGAGCATCCCCATTCGGTTTGGCTGTCCCGTTGTCGTTGCTCCCTGGTGTTTTTACCGTCGCGGTTTCTTTGCTGCCGTCGTCGCCGCCCTTGTCCTGGACGCCGAACACGTCCTTTTGGTCCTTGATTACTTTTTCGACCGCCGTTTCAAAGTCGATGTCGTCGCTTACTATTTCCGACGCCTCCATAACCAGCAGCTTGGCCAGCTTCTTGTCCCCGCCCATCTTCTGCATGGCGTAATCTAACCGTTCGCGTTTTTCGAGCGCCCCCTTGACCTTTGTCAGCTCCTGCTTCGCGGCCTCCAGCTCCTTCTTCAGCTGCTCATCGCTGCTGCCCTTGTTCTGCAGCTCGCTGAGCTTCGGCTTTAGGTCCTCGTCGATCTGTTTCTTGTACTTGTCCCGCTCACCGACGACACGGTCATATTTTCCCTTGCTTACGTACTCGCCGCTGCTCAAATCGGCCAAGTCCAAGTTCGCCTTTTCGGCTGCTTCTTTGAATTCATCGAAAGTAAGCGCCGTCTTGCCATCTTCTCCGAACAACTTTTTCAAAAAATCAAGGCCCATCCTTTTCTCCTTTCGCGCCCCGTATTTTAACCGCGGTGTCGCCCGCTGCGCGTCGTGCATTTAAGCGCCTGCACGGTTGGCGTAATATTCCTTGCCATATAGTGTAATACCATTTTTCACTGTTGTCAAATATTCGCACAAAAAAAGAGCCTTGCGGCTCCAATGTTGGGTTGCGGTTATGTCTTTTCCTTTTTCTTTTTCTTTTTCTTTTTCTTTTCAGCCGTCCCATTGGTGGCCGCCGCTGCCATCTCTCTTGGAGATCTAGCTCCGGCGCGCCCGATACCCTCATTTTCATAGCTGCGTTGCAGATATTCGTGTGAATCGACGTACTCTTTCACAGCCCGCTGTGCTTGTATGCGCTCCGCCCTGGCCTGGCGCAGTGCCTCGGCGTCGCCCATTTCCTCGGCGATGACTTCCTTTTTCTTCGCGGTCCGCACATCGCGCTCCAGCCGCCGCTGCTCCTGTTCTTGGCGATAAAGCTCATCGTTATCGATGCCCAGCCTGGCTGCCGGATCGTGTTCAAAGCTCGGCGAGGACAAACCTGGAAAATACGGATAAAAGCTGTGCCGGCAGTTTACCCCGCACAGCCCCGTGGCGGTCCCGTAACCAGTACTCTGTATGAAGTCCGGTGCCGAATATCGCGGGTCTGCTTTGCCCTTCTCTTTCCAATGGAACACCCGCCCCTGCCATTCCGCGTGGTCCGGCCTTGCTCCGGCATGGCTTGTCGTTTCGACGTAGCTGCAGCCCACCATCTCCATGTGTCGCTCCGCTAATTTTGCACACATCTGGTTTGCGGCGGTGCGAATGTTGGCCTTGACCGCGGCCTCGATGCTTAAGCGCCGCCCGCTGGCGTAGTTTACGGCTTTGATGCCCTCGGTGGCCAGCTTGTCGATGCTCTGTTTCATCGCTTGGTCGAAGGTTAAGACGCCGGTCTGTAATGCTAAATAATTCTTGTCGACGATGTCGCTGAATGTGTTTAGTGCTCCCTGGATGGCCCGCGTGTTTGTCAGCTGCATGGTGTCCATTGCGTTGCGCTCCGCGGCCTTGAGAATGTCCTCTAATGCGGGATCGACGGCCAGCTTGTCCCCTGTAATCCACTTTTTGGCCTCTGCGCTAATGTCGTCTATCAGCCCCGCATCCAGCGCCCTCTTATAAATCGCCTTGTCCCATGCCGCGCTCTCTATGCCCGCCGCTTTCAGCGTTTCCCTGATTTCCTTTTGCGTCCTGCCAGTGTACTTGGCCAGCGTCTTGATCAGGTCCTTCATTAGAACGGACATATCTTGGGCCTTTTGCAAATACCATTCGGCGCTCGGTGTTATATAGTTTGCTTCTTTTATTCGGCGCGCTATATCGCGCAGCATATCGTCCTCTATTTCGGCATAGAGATCGGCCATCCTTTTAGGTACTATCTTTCGGATATATTCGGGAGCGAGCATTAGTTTTCAGTCCCTTCTTCGGCTCCTTCGTTTTGATTGTCGGCCTGGCCCTGGCCGCGCTGCGCGTCCACCGCCGTCCGTCTTACCTTGTCTTGCGGCGGCTCCGTGTCGTCCAGGTTGAACCGGTCAATGATCGGCTCGCTCTCGATCATCTTCTTGGCCTTTGCCTCGGCCTCGCCCAAGAACCGGACGCGGTATTCCCACGGCTGGCGAACCCCCGCCGCGATCTCCTGTAAAAACAGCATTTTTTCGGTGTTCGTGTCCGTGA